GCGCGTCGGTGTGGCCCATTTGCTTCGCGATGAAGTTCGGGTTAGCACCGGCAGCCAACGACCAGCATGCATACGTGTGTCGGGACTGGTATGCTCTGCGATAGCGAATCCCGGCGCGTCGCATTGCCGCTTCCCACGACTGGTTTATTGACCCCACTGCGTAATGATGCCCGGCACGGCCATTACGTGATGCGATCTGCGGGTTAAACACGAACGTGCATGGATGCACATCGGTGCGGCCAAACTCGCGCAGTTTCACCTCAATCTGATACTGCTTACCCAGGCGTGTAAGTTCTGCCTGGCTCTTCAGCACGTCGATCGCCGGCTGAATTAGGTTGATGATGCGGTCCGTTCCGGCCTCCGTCTTCGGAAGGGTGAACTCCTTCGTTAACGTATGGTTCCGGCGGATCATCATCGTACCCGCTTTCAGGTCGATATCTTCCCAGGCCAGCGACACCAGTTCACCGTGGCGCACACCGGTGTAGACGGCCAGCGACCACATGTTTTTCAGTTGCTGGTGGGCGCAGGCGTTAATCATCCTGACAAACTCCTCGCGCGTCAGCGGGTCAGGCTCGCAACGTGACCGCTTAAGCATGGCTATGCCGGTGAACGGGTTCCCCCTGACATACCCGCTGTCAGCGGCAAACTTAAACATCCCGCCCATGATCTTCATGTAGTTGTTGACCGTTCTGACGGAGCGGCCTTTAACCGGCGTTTTCTGTCCTGCCTTCAGAGTGTGATAACCGGTCAGCAATTCTTTCCTGATAAACAGCAGGTCTTCCTGCGTCACCGCAGATACCAGCCTGTCACCGCCGATCCTTGGTACCATGTTGCGCGCTATAGATGAATAGCGTGACATCGCATTGGTGCTGATCTCCATACGCTTCAATTCCAGCCACTTATTCGCCAGGTCCAGCACGGTAATTTCCTTACTCTCCACCCCAAACCTTTTCAGGTTCGGCGAGTCAGGAAACTGGGCCGCATAGTTGAAGTTGCCTGTCTTTATCGAAAAGCACACCGACGCGCGAAGCTCGCCAGCGACCTTTCTGTTTTTTGGTGTATCCGGCACGCCGAGGCTTTCACGCACCCGGCTGCCTTTATAGATGAACCATATGCGGAGAGTTCCGCCGTGGTTCTCCACGCCTGTTGGGTATGCTGACTTAGCCATTATTCCCTCCTGACGTCCAAGAGCCCGCTAAGCATAAACGGATCTTCATTGGCGCGCACCCGGCTGTTTCTTTTTGAGGCTCTCAACCCACTGGTCGATCGCTTTGTGGTTATACAAGCACTCGCTGTTTTCCTTTGGGACACTGTCCGGCGACATGTGGACGTACTCCCTGCCGCAGAGCCAGCTTTTTTTACGGGCCCGCGCTATCGTTCCCGGGCGTAGCCCTGTCATCTTCACAAGCAGGTCTTCTGTCACCCAGTCACTGGGCACGATTTGAATAATTTCGCTCATGGTCGCTCCTATGACATCGTTTTATAAAACTGCGGCTGGTCTGGAGTGGCCGCGCGCAATTCGTATTCGTAATGGATCTGATAAGTGCCGCCATCCCAATCGACATAAACCCGCGGCTTATCGTTTTCTGGTTCCAGCAGGCTTTCTATTCTTCCTCTGAGACCGCCGGTCTTCTTCTGGACTAATGCGCCCACATTAAAAGCAGCCATTGCACACCTTCCGGTTCGTGAAGAAATGAGATGAGAGCGCCCAGCGCCATAAGTGCGGCGATGAGCCAGTTCATGGGGGTTGATTGCATGGTGAACTCCCAAAAAGAATGCCCTCACAGTGGAGGGCAAAAGGGATGACGTTGCAGTGCTTTCGCACCCAATAGCCAGCTCATAACTGGCTATCAGTTGCGTCATGATTTGATGTGAAGGCGCGGTTCGCCGTCTTTCGGTTTCGGCCACTGACGAGCCATATTCACCTTTAGCTTTTCTTCCAGCGCCGCGGTGATTTGCTCATCGGTGATACCGGCGCGACGCTGCGCGTCCCACAGCAGGAACTGCATATCAGCCCATTCACTGAGGTCGCCAGGATCGGCGGCAGCTTCCAGCGCTTCTTTCGAAAGGTGCTTAAGCGGTCCGATGGGCCCGACATTGCCGAATGTCTTTTCTGACCATTCAGCGTGGCGCCGCCGGATCAGGTTTCTGGTGAACTGTGATTTCTTCGATTCGTAAGGTTTCACGCTCCCTCCTCATGCTGCGCGCTGGCAGCAGTTAGTTTTCGGTATCTGGTAAATAAAAGCCCCGACGAAGCGGGGCATGAAAATTTTGAGAAAATTAGTTGGGTAAATCCAATATCTGCCGATATGTTAGGAGTTACATTTGAGGGAACGACATCCATGAAAACAAAGCATTTTCTGCTGCTTGTGCTCTTAGCATTGGCCCAATGTAGTCATGCTCAAGAACAATACAATTTTGAAGATGTAAAACCTGCAGTTATTGAATTCTTCAAGCGCGGGGCAGGGAATCCTGATGGCTGCGATGTGTTCAAACAACAACTAGCCAAAAATCCTGAAGATGAGCAAGCAAGGAAAATGATGATTGGTTTTTGTGACAGTGACTTAGATACATCTAAGCCAGTAACTTTCACAGAAATGTCATCGCATAGCTCTGAAGGGCATCCATATGTTTGCGGCATCATATCCGGTCAGACACAACTTGGTCGAAAAATAGGCGCGCGTTTTATTGCTGCCGAACCATATCATTTAGTTCTGGGCTTCAAGTATTCACGACGACCGATAGCTTACGCAACGGATGATGGTTTTTTGGTCGATGAGTTTCGTTCTCAGCTTAAAACCTTCAACGAGCTATATGCAAAAGCATGTAAATGAATTAAATCCCTCTCTGCTTATTCTTCAGCTCGATAACAGATTGGCAATCCGCACACGTCTGACAGCCGGGAACGGCAGCGCGCCGAGGCTTTGGAATTGGTTCGTCGCATTCTTCACAATGCTCAGCTGATACGGCGTTACGGTTTACTCGGTGAGCGGAAAGGGCAGCGTTACGCTGAAGCTCTTCAATCTCTGCTGCGGTATCGATGATATCGGCCATTTTCAATGCTCCAGGAACTGTCGGTTAATACGGTTGAAGGTGAACGCCAGCAATAAAAAAGGCCGCGATAGCGACCTGGTTATTAGTGCCTTGATACTGGCGTTGTCTGTTTCTGGCGTCATGCGGCCTCCCTGCGGGCGAGAAGTTTCGCTCCGAAAGCCATAAGCTCGTCCCGGTCCACAGTTGCGAAGTGGCAGTGTGTACGCGGGTACGGTCGCCAGATGATAAGCATCGAACCTTTGTTATTTCCCGATACTGGCTTGCCGGTGACCGGGTTGATAAATGCCAGCCGCCCGGCGGTGATGAGGCGAACCTCGCTGGCGGTCTGGATAGCCTCCTTAAACCAGCCAACCGAAGTGTCTGCTGGTACCAGCATCACCGTGCCGATCTGATTGGCGCTCTCGGCTGCAGCCTTTTTAACGAACGGTGTGATATCGCTGTATGGCGGGTTCAGCCAGACGTAGCCGGGAATGCTCAGGTAATCAGCCCAGGGCGTTTCCAGCGTGTTCTGCTCGGCAGTGATGAACTTCCGGCACAGCGCGTTATGCGGCGCTGCTGCGGCATCCAGCTGGAAGCAGAACTCAGCATCAAGGGAAGCGAACAGCGCTGGTGGAGTGCGCCATAGGTCTCGCTGATCCGCTGGCGTGTTGCTGCCGGTGTAATCAGTCATGCCGCCTCCCGTCTGCGTGCCAGCAACGGACCGTCGTTTCCTGCGTTAAAGCTTTCAACCATCGCGCGGCAACACGCCGGACAGCAGCTATAAGTCCTTTGCGGCTCTCCGTCGAATTTCCAGAAAGAGGAACGCATAGACGCGGAGAACGTGCCGCAGATATCGCAATGAAAGGCTCCCGTTTCCAGAACCCTCATTAGCTGAGGCTCGGAGAGTTCGAACTTTCTGGCGATAACCGCATGCTCAAGGCCGGCATCAAGCAGGGCTTCAATCAGCTGCAGATCGTCGATGGTTAATTTCCCGCAGCGGTAAAGACCCATGCTGCTGGCTTTCATCTGGATAGATGCTTTGGTGCGCTGTAACGTTGCGCACAGTTCATCCATATCCATGTACAGATAAGTTTTGGACAAAAAAATGGCCTGAGATTCAGGCCAGGGCATTGAGTGCATCTGCATTGTCATAACTATTCCTCAAGGCTTTTCGCCAGGATAACTTTGACGAGCCGCTCAGCAGCCGATTTCTGCGCCGGAACGGAGGCAATGATCGTTGGACGGTCTTTTTCGGCATTCACACAGACGCCACCCCATCGCGAAATCAGGAAGAAGTCTTCCATCTCAGAGGAGCTCGCACTGCTCGCCAGTTCCTCAATCATCTGGACGATATCTACGATTGAGTGGTCAGCCATCAGCCGCTGAACGGCATAGCCGAAGGCGTTAATCATCACTGCGTGGAACTGAATGTAGTCGCGCTTGTAGTCTGCCTGGCTGGTTCCGTGGCGAATCGCCTCGATCTGCGTCAGGGCCAACCAGGCCTCCCAGATAGATTCGATGTCGCCCATTTCCAGCGGCTTACTGCCCGCGTTGGCAAACTTGGCCGTCGCGTCGCTAAGCGCCTTGAAGCTCACCCACAGCTTACTTTTCGCCGGAACGACGTTGTGCTCGAAGTCTGTCACCTCTGCGAAGGTGTCGTGCTGAGACAGGAACGTCACCATCCCCTGGGCAACATCATTACGCCCGTCATAGGCCATGTTGATCGCAGCGGAAGGTTTCGAGACGTTGTTATTGATATCGGAGAAGAACTGCTGGCGCGCCTTCAGCGGCAGGTTATGCGTCAGCATCAGCGGGATGCTGATTGGCTCTCCGTAAGTCCGGCAGAACTCAGCTAACCCGGCGGCGCGGTGCTGGCCGTCGAACAGCTTGATCACTGCATCCATAGGGAAGCGTGCGACGCCCACATTCGTATTGCCGAACTCTTCAAACTCAATATCCGCGTCGCAGTTGCCTACCAGCGGCGGGATGATGAAGGGCTCTTTATTTTGGTATGCATTGACGAGGTACTGGTAGAACTTCTTCACCCGAGCCTGATTGATTTCTCGTTGCGATCGCTCGAGTGTGCTGCCGTGATTATCAGACGCAAGAATGCGTGTAAGCGCCCGGGCAGGGGCTGTGATCATGTAAGTCACCGTGCCACCCTGCGTGCCGCGCGACGCCGGAAACTCGAAGAAATAATCGCCTACTTTGCTCATGCCGCCTCCTACCTTTCCCGATATTCCTCAGCTAGCCGCTGCGCCTTTAATGGATTGCTGACCACTTCACCCCATGGCATTAGCCAGCCGTTACCAATGAAGGGGAGGCACACTGTGCCAACCCTGATGTAGTCGTGAGCGTGAGTCATAGGATGGACTCCATTTCGTCGATGTAGAGGCCCTGAGCAATCAGGCGGCGACGGCGGGCGGCCCGCGCTATGCATTCCTGCCGTCTGCCTTCCTGCGATTGCTCTATGGCGCGCCGGGTGAACAGCCGCGATTTACCCTGTGGTGTTACAACCTTCGGCTTCGTGACGAGGTCGAATGTCCTGTCGCAGATACCGTCTTCGTTGAGCCATTTCTCCGACTCAACTATCTGCGCTATCTGTCCGGTGCCGCGGGTAATGCCGTTGGCTACCCGGTTGAACTCAATGAGCGATACGCCAAACTTCTCAGCGATTTCGCTGCCGGTTACCGGGCGGCCGCGCGTCTGAATCATCCAGATAACGCGCTCACGGAGGCCAGAGAATTGCCCGGTTCGCCCGGGCCGGCGATAGAAGGGTGTGCGTTTCATTTCCACTGTTCCCCGAACGTGAAGCCGATTTCCGCCAGCGCCTCGTCCATCTTCTCGATGAAATCCGGCACCATTTCGTTGAAATCGGACATGTACTGAGGATCCCGCTCAACGACGACGTGGTGAATGCCTTCGCGTTTCATGCGCGGGTCGTAGTTGGCAAAGAACCAGGCGTCTTTTCCGGTCACCCACATGCTGTACTGCACCTGGGCCATGTACGCAGACTTGATGGCTTCGAAACCGCCAAGGCGGAATTTCATGAAGTCGCGGGAGGTGAACGGGCATTTCAATTCGAGGCCGAAATCGTTACTACAAAGGCCGTCAGGGGAGCACGCAGTGCGCATGCTCTCGTCACGGAACAAGATCGGAGACTCCGTGACTTTCACATCAGTTGTGAACTCGAAAAGGGTGCGGGCGTCTTCCTCGTACTGCTTACCCCAGGCCAGCGCCTTAGCGTTAACCTCTGGCGCCACGCCTGTGCATACCTCGGCGAGCAGCGTGTGGAGGTAGGACATTTTCATATCTGTCCACTTCTTCCCCGATCTTGGCTTGGATATGACGTTGTGTACTTCTGAGGCAGTAATGACACCGAGGCGCAGCCGGTGCCACGCCTCATCGCCCTGTTGGATAGTGGTTACGTCAATGCCGGTCCGAGCTTGGATAATTTCCGGTGTCATAGTTTTACCCTGTATACGTTCTGCTTATTTGAACGGGTGCCATCGTGAAACCATATTGCGCACCTGGTGACTTCTATCCATTTACGCCGCTCAAGCTCGGCGATGAACCATGAAACGCGAGACCTTGAAATGCCTAAAATCTTTGCCATGTCGCGAATGCTGTGCTTTCCGCTTCGCAACAGTGAAAGCAGGGATGGTGTCATGCTGCCGCCTTAGCTTTTTTCTGAAGGAAGTTGAACCCTTTCTGTGCCTCTTCTTCAGTGAGGTCTGACGCCTCAAGAATTGGCCGTTTGAAGATGTCGCTGCACACCGGGAGGAAGTCTTGCTCCCAGTCTTTATTCAGCGATGTTAAGAGATCGGTTATCGCCTGCAGCGTTTCTTCGCTTGCTGCTGGTGGAAGCGCTTCAGTGGTGCTGCGCGGCGTGACGTCACGGATATCTACGTCCAGTGATTTGCCCTCCATTTCTTCGGCGGTAGGCTGCTGTCCAATCTCAGGCCATGCCTTACGCAACGCCTGGGCTTCTGCGCATTTCGCCAGCTGGCCGTAAGGGCGCTTTTTCCACATCGCGTTCGGCGCCGTAGTGTCGCGGCCGCCGGTGGCGTAGTTTTCAATCCAGTATTCTTTAGCGCTGAACTCGACGATCTCGCCGCTGGGCATGCGCTTGTAGACGGTGTATTTGCACCACTGAGGGAAGGTCACCTCGACACCAGTAAGCGTCTGAGTTACATCGGGGCCGAACTCAGGCTCCCGGGCCCCGGCATAATCGCCAGAACGGTCTGCCTGAATGCGGTAAAGCCCGATGCCCGGCATGACCACGTCGCGCCAGTCACCTTTACCTGTTTTCGAGTCTTTGACGTACATCGGAACGAGGTGGACTGGTTTGAGCAACGGATCCAGCTGGCGGGCTCGGCAGTAGTCAAGCGCCATCATTACCGATTCGTCTTTGGCGCCAGGATAGATGCTGTTCTTCAGCGCGCTCCAGGTGGAGACGTCGACGCCTATCTCCTGAAGCGACGTCGCTGTGATTGTTAATTCTTTTGCCATCGTTAATCCCCTCAAAAATTAAAACGGGCAGCCGGTACGGTGTTCCCAGTCGTATTCCGCCTGGGCGTAAGCAACTGCCGAAATGAAATCGTTGTAGGCCTTGCCAGCGTCATCGCTGCGCAGTCCTTCATATGGGCTGGAGTCAATCGGGACTGAGAAGTGGAAGAGGCCGGACGGCTCTTTCGGCATCATGTCGATGATTTCCCGAGCCCGGTCACCGATCCACTTCTCTTTCTCGTCGGTGAGCTGCTGCTCAGCCCAGCGCCGTTCTTCGATGCGGTCGTAAGTGAGGTATGCGTTCATGGTTGCCTCAGTAATGGATTTTCGCGCAGGGGATCAGGTCATCTTTCAGAGCGGTGAGCACTTCGATAGCCTGTTCGCGGGTTAAGCTGGTATTGCTGGTGAGCGCGTTAACGATGTTGGTGCCGACCGTCTTGCGGTGTTTCACATCAGCTTCGCGCTTTGCCTGCTCGTCGGCGATGCGCTTCTGCTCATCCAGGCGGGCTTCTTCTGCCTGCCTTGCCTTGAGGCGCTCAGCTTCCACTGCCGCGGCTTTTTCCCGTTCCGCCCGTGCTTCCGCTTCTTGCTTTTCACGCGCCGCCCGCTGTTCCGCTTCGATGCGCTGGCGTTCCGCCAGCTCAGCGCGAGCTTTCTCTTCAGCTTCACGGCGCGCTGCGGCTTCAATCTCAGCTTTGTGTTTCGCTTCGGCATCGCGTCGGGCTTGTTCTGCCGCTTCCTGTTTCAGCCGCTCATCTCGTTCACGCTGAGCCTGTTCCGCCTGACGGCGCTGCTCTTCGCGGTCACGGTCAAACTTTTCATTCATCAGCAGAGCCATTTCGTGGTCTGCTTCGATCTGCGCGGCGAGCTGGTCATCGAACATCTTGTTCATCACCAGCGCTTCTTCGTGCATGGCGTTCATGGCTTCTTCAGCCTTAATACGCTCCTGCTCGGCTTCCCATTCGGTGAGTGGGCGGCGGGTCGCGTCGCGCAGGTCGTCGCAGGCATCAACGAATCGCTTAATTTCGGCCTCAGCCGGTCGAACAGCCTCTTTCAGGCGCTTCAGGTACTCACGGCCTGGCTTTTCGATTGCCGTCTTGCTGCGGGACACCTGCGCCGCCAGAGAGGCGACACGGTCACGGCCTTTCTTCGTGGACAGGTCCGGCACTTCGTTTACTGCCTGGCGGATCTGTTCGAGATAAGCATCAAGGCCGCCAGCTACGTAAAGCGCTGGCGCCTGCTCCGGCTTGATTTCGATGACAGTTAAGTCCGTAACTTCGCTCATGGTTTCTCCTGAAATTTGGATGTGCAGATCCCGCCCGCGTAATGCCAGGCCGATCGGTTGAATAGTGTGGTTAGTGCTGGATAGGGTTGCCGTGACCGTCCAGAAGGACGTCAATCACGCAGTCACTTAGGCGGATGATTTCTGCATCGGTGTGCAGGTATACCCATTTGCGCTCCTGAATGACCGCTGAGACGCGATAGGTGCGGCCTTCATGCATTGCCATCATGCCGGGCGTGACGCACTGGCGAATGAGCGGGGTTGTGCCGTAGTGGTTGATCATACCTTCACCTCAACCTGTTTCAGGAGGCCAGCGATATGCATCTGCCCGCGGTTAAGCACCAGCTTTTCACGCGGTGCCGATACCGACGTCAGCTGCCACTCGTTATCGTTGAGCTTTTTGGCGGTGTACTG